AAAACACGGCTGTTGGTCTTGGCGCTTTGGAATTTACAACAACTGGTTCAAACAATGTAGCGCAGGGTTTGTATGCGCTTAGACTTAACACCACAGCATCAAACAACACTGCTGTAGGTTATCAAGCAGGTTACACAAATACAACAGGTACTTCAGTAGATGCTTTTGGTTATAAATCTTTATTTTCAAATACAACTGGTACATTTAATGCGGCTTTTGGTAATCAAGCATTAACCGCAAACTCTACAGGCGGTTCTAATACTGCTTCTGGCTATGCGGCATTGTTTTCTAACACAACTGCATCAAATAACTCTGGTGTTGGCTTTGGTGCTTTGTATAACAACACTACTGGAGCAAGTAACACCGCACTTGGTTCTGGTGCATTGCTTGCCAACACCACAGCATCAAACAACACTGCTGTAGGTTATCAGGCGGCTTACAGCAACACAACTGGAACTGATTTAGTAGCAATTGGTTATCAAGCTGGTTACACAAATAATGGCGACTACAACGTCTTTGTAGGAAACTTAGCTGGTAAATTTAATACAACTGGCGCAGGTCTTGTAGCTGTTGGCCGTGCTGCTTTATACACCAATAGTACTGGAAACTACAACATTGCAATGGGCCAGTCTTCTTTAGTTGCAAACACTACTGGTTCAAACAATGTTGCGATTGGCCATACAGCTCTTTTTATAAACACCACAGGCTCAAATCATACTGCCGTTGGTTATCTAGCCTTATATAACAATACAGGCTCAGGGCAAGGAAGCACCGCTTTAGGTTATAGCGCTGGTAGCAGTCAAACAAGTGGAACTAATGGCGTATTTATTGGTTCTAACGCACAACCTAATGCGGCAACAGACACAAACGAATTAGTTGTTGGAACGCCAAACACAACTGGTAAAGGTTCTAATACTGGGTTTATTGTTGCGTACAACGGCTCGTCTTATGGCGGCATTTACCAAGGTAACAATTCTTCTTCATGGTCAACTACTTCTGACCAACGTATCAAGAAAAACATTGTTAATATTACAAGTGGTTTGTCAATTATTTCGGCATTACGACCTGTTGAATTTGATTACAAAGAAGACAATTCACACGATATTGGATTTATTGCTCAAGAATTTCAACAAATTTTGCCAGACCAAATTATTTATCACGCACCTAATGAGGCTGAAAAAGAATGGGTCAATGATGAGGTTATGGGTATTCAGCTAAATCTTGTCCCATATCTGGTGAAAGCCATTCAAGAACTCAAAGCAGAATTTGACGCTTACAAATTAACCCACCCTTAAAAGGAAAATCATGACTATTGAATCTCAAACCCCAACCGCAGAGCAAATTGCCAAGCACTACAGTGCCGCAATGGACTCAGTAAACCTTATCAACGGCGGCAAGCCCGAAGGCATGACTGCTGACGAATGGACTGATTGCCTATCCCGCAATAAAGAGCATTTGGTCATTATGTTGGCTAAAGACTATTGGACAACAGAAGATTTAACACCACTTCAGGCGGCATCAGCATGAAGCTAGAACTAGACGTTAACGAGATTAACTTTGTATTGCAGACTCTTGGTGAATTGCCAAGCAAGTCAGGCGTTTGGCCTCTGATTCTTAAAATCAAAGAACAGGCTGAAGCGCAAGTTCCTAAAGAAGCGGAGTAAACATCATGGCTTTTACAAATCAACAGATTATTGATTATTTGTTAGCTAATCCAGAGTTAACTGATCCTCAAATTGTGGACGCTATGAAGCAGTTCAAAATTACACCTGCACAAATGGCAAGTGCTGTTGGTTTGTCTGAGGGTGCTATTCTTTCTAGGATTGCTAGAACTATTCCGTATGGTTCATCTTTAATTCTTGGTGACACTATTATTGTTCCCGAATATCGGGTAATTGGTTCTGGAGAAGATCAGCAAATTGGTGGTCTTGAGACTTTTTACACATCTAAAACCACTGGCGATGTTAACTATAAAGCCCCTGCTGGTTCTGAATATCAACAATATGCTGCTGATGGAACATTTCAAAGAACTGGTAAAACTCAAAAAGAACAATCATTCTTTGGTGGCTTAGTAGAAGCATTTAAAGACCCTGTAGTTTTAGCCGCTTTAGGTGGTGCGGCTGCAGGTGGACTATTTGGTGGTGCGGGAGCGTTAGGTGGTGCGGCTACAGGTGCAGGAACGAGTCTTGGCACAGGTTTAACAGCAGGTGCGGGTGGCCTTGGTTTAAGCACTACAGGCGCAGGTCTTGGTGCTTTAGGAACTGGTGCGGGTATCACTGCGGGAACAGGTTTAGGTACGGGTGTCTTAGCAGGTTCTACATTAGGTACTTCACTTTTAGGAGCAGGTGCATTGACAGGAGCAGGAGTTCTTGGCGGCACAACTCTTGGAACGGCAGGTGCGGGTGCTTCAGGTTTGGGAGCAGGTTCATCATTGGGCACTGGAATAACCGCAGGTACTAGTGGTTTAGGTCTTACTACAACAGGTGCGGGTTTAGGTACGGCAGGTACAGGTGCAGGTATTACAGCAGGTACAGGATTAACTGGAACTGGTGTTTTGACAGGATCGGGTCTTGGTTCTACTTTACTTGGAACTGGTGCTGGTGCTTTAACAGGAACTGGAGTTCTTACAGGTTCTGGGCTTGGTACAACTTTGTTGGGTACAGGTGTAGGAACGGGTGTAACTGGTGGTGTAACTGGTTTGGGCACAGGAACATTGGGTACTGGTGCATTGACAACAGGCGTAGGAACTGGTGTTGGTACGGGAGTAAATGTAAATAATCTGGCTAATCTGCTTTCTGGTGGACTAGGTACAGCGGGTAGTTTGCTTCAGATGCAACAATCTAGAGAAGCGGCTCTTGCTGCTCAACAAAGGATTGATGCAGAGACTGCTGCGGCTAAAGCATCTGCTCAGTTTAGACCTATTGGAATGACAACTAGGTTTGGCTCATCTCAGTTTGTTGTCGATCCAGTAACAGGTCAATTGACTAGCGCAGGATATACGCTAAGTCCTGAAGCTAAAGCGGCTCAAGATAGATTTGTCAAACTAGCTGAGTCTGGTATTCAACAAGCAGAAGGCGCACAACAGGCATTTAAACCATTACAAACTGGTGCTGAGAGTTTGTTTAAACTTGGTGCAGGTTATCTTGCTGAGAAGCCTGAAGATGTTGCTAAAAACTATCTTGCCTCTCAAATGGCTCTCTTGAAACCAGGCAGAGAACTAGAACTTGCTAATCTGCAAAACAGACTCCAACAACAAGGTCGTGGCGGCCTGTCTGTTGCTCAAGGTGGCACTATGGGTGCTACTACTCCTGAACTACAGGCTTTGTTTAATGCTCGTGCTAGACAAGAGGCTGAATTAGCGGCTAATGCTCAACAATTGGGTCAGAGGGATGTTTTGTTTGGTTCAAGTCTATTGGGTCAAGGCGCACAAACAATGGGGCAATACTATGGTGGTCAGCAAGCCGCCTATGCCCCATTTACAACTGCTTTAGGTCAGGTTCAAGGCTTAGAGACTTTAGGTCAACAACCATTCCAAATGGGCGCTCAACTTGGTAAAGAAGCGTCTACAGCGGGTGCAAGGGTTGGTGAATTGGGATTGGGCGGTGCTAGATTAAGTACAGCCTTAGCGACAAGTGCAAATGCTACTACCAATCCTTATGCCCAAGCATTGATGGCGGCAGGTAATCCAAATGCTATGTTTGGTCAATCACTTGGTAATGTGTTTGGCGGTCTATTTTCGTAAGGAATCATCATGGCAAGTATAGTAGAAGGTCTTTTTGGCATGACTCCTGAAGCGTATCAGGGTCAACAGTACCAACAAGACTTAAAGAGAAGTTATGAATTAGCACAACTCGATCCTGGTGCTGCGGCAAGAGCGCAGTTGGGAGCAAGTGTTGGTCAACTTGGTCGTGGCTTTGCAGGTGCTTTGGGCATAGAAGACCCACAACTGAAGTTAATTAGTGCTCGTCAACAGATTCTTGGTCAACTAGATCAATCTGATCCTGAATCAATCTTAAAAGGCGCTCAGATGTTGGCACAGATGGGTGACCAACAAGGTGCTATGGCTTTGGCTCAATATGCTCGTCAAGCAGAAAGTGATGTGGCTCAAACTAAACAAAGACTAGCGGCTGCGTTAGCTTCTGAAGCAGCAGCAAGACGGGAGCGAATCCAAGCCGATCCATTCCAAAAATTAGTGGAATCAGGTAAATATACCCCCGCAAGTCTTGCAGAGTATCAAAGAACTGGATTACCCGCAGATTTAGTCTTATACGAAAAACCAGAAAAACCTGAGAACCTACGTTCTGGAGAAAAAAGAGAAGCAGTTTCTAATGAAATGTTTGACAACAGATCATTTAAAGACCTTACACCAAAAGAAAAAGCAATTGTTAATAAGCGTCTAGAAGATGAAGAAGGTACAAGAGCTGAAAAAGGTGCTCCTAAAACTATTTTGCCTGGTCAACCAGTACCTACAAAAGATTGGATGGACTTTACTCAGAAAGTTTTGAGTAGTGATCCAATAATGCAACGCACTTCTACGATTCTTTCTGATGCACCAAGTGCTATTGAAATTATTAGAAACTCAAGAAGCAATGATTTTGCAGCGGCTTCTTTGCCAACTTCAATAGCATTGTTGACAGGTCAAGGTAAGAATATGTCAAATGCTGATGTTGACAGGTTTGCCCGTACTGGTGGACTTGATGATCGTTTAGCACAAGATGCTGTAAAGTTCTTTACTGGTAGAACAACTGAAGTTAAGAAAGATCAAGCAGAGAAGTTTGCTATTGCTCTTTATCGTGGCGCATTGATTGAACGTAAGAAGAAACTAGAGTCGGCAGCAGAAGAGTTTGGCTATACCGAGTCACCAAACTACAAAGTTGCACTAAGAAACATTGATAGTCAACTTGCTCAGTTTAAACTTGTTAAAAAAGGTGAAGGCGCACCAACTGCAACAAAAACTGGCAATCCTTTGATTGACAAATATCTATTCCCTCAAGCGGAGAGTAAATAATGGCGACTTACGAACAAGTGATGGAAGCCCTGCGTAGAGCAGATGCAGAAGGTAATGTAGAGGATGCTCAGAAATTAGCGCAAATGGCTACAACGCTTCGCCCAGAAGGTGCTGGTGGTGGTCGAGGCTTGATGGGTGGCCCTACTGCTGAAGGTAAAGCTAGAGCCGCTACAGGTTTGGGTGAGTTATTGTATGAAAGTGTAAAGAAGGGTGTTACACAACCATTTGCTAGGGCTACAGCAGGTAGTGCCATGCAAACAGGTACATTTGCTGGTGCTTTTCCTACTCAACCCGAACTAGAACCCATTACTACCGAGAGTGTTCAACGTGGTATGGGAGTAGACACAGGCATTCGCCCTGCAACAGGTACACAAAGATATTTGGCGGCAGGTGTAGAGGCCTTGGCAGACCCAACAAATCTGATTGGTTTGCCAGTTACTACAGCAGGTCGTTTGGCTCTTGCAACTGGCTCTACTTTGGCTGGTATTGGTGGTGAATTTGGTGGCGAGGTTGGCAAACAAGTTGGAGGCATACCTGGTCAAGTTACTGGTGGTATTTTGTTTGCTTTGCTATCAGGCGCAGGTGGGGCTAAAGGTGTTGGCCTAATGGCAGAAGCCAAAAACAGAGTTAATATAAAAGACTTCAATGTTGAGGATTTAGCTGGTGTTGAAGGAACTTCTAGAGCTAAAGATTTGGTTGAGAAAGCATTGGCTGCTGATCCAGACCTTAAAACTCGATTAGAAGACATCAGGAAAAAGATTGCCTTTGTTGGTGGACAACCTGATATCTTGGCAACTGGCGGTGTTGATAGCAGGATTTTTAGAGCAAGTTTAGAAAATTTAGTCAGTAAAGATGCAAAAGTAGCTGGTGATTTAAAGAAAATTTATGATGACTTGCAGACTGCTGTGCGTGTCAAAGCTAATGAGCTGTACCCACAGCCTAGTTCAGGTAATAAATTTATTCCCGCTGAGATTCCAACAGCATCAGCAAAAATTGCAGAACTTGAAATTGACTATGGTAAAAGATTAAAAGCACTTTCTGACCAACAAGAAAAACTTACTCAATCTTTGAATTTGGCTGGAAATATTGCGCCTGTTGATCTTGGAAAACCAATTCAAGGTGTTGTTTTAGCGCAAGAGGCTGCGGCTAGAAACGCCTTGTCTCCAGAGTATGAGAGCGTGAAAAAGCAAGCATCTCAATTGGGTGCTATTTTGCCAGCCAACGAAACTCAAGCCTTGTTAAACACGGCTAAAGATTTGTTTATGCAAGACCCTTGGGGTCGTCAATCCGACTTACTCAAGATGGTTCAAAAACAATCTGGTGAGTTTTCACGCCTTAGAAAACAACGTCAAGTAGACACAACACTACCTGCGATTCCTGGTCAAGCACCGCCAGTAGATTTAACTGTTGGCTTGGATATTACAAGCCTAGACTCATTAAAGAGGCGTGTAGCGGCTGATATTCGCACGATCAAAAACGATGCAACTAAAGACAAACTAATCTTGTTGCAACAGCGTGTAGATGATGCTTTGAATCAAGTGCAAAACTCTAGTGGCGACATCAATGTTAATTTTCGTGGTGGAAAGACAACATTTGGCGATGCCATGTCACAACTTGATTTGGATTACTACAACAAGGTAGGAATTCCATTTAAAGATGCTGATGCCATTCAGAAGATTGGTTCGCAAGAGTATGCAGAACGAATTGCCCCTCAGTTGGCAAGCAGTCCTACAGCAATGACTCAGTTTTTAAAGGTTGCTGGTGATGAGGGTATGCCTTTGGCTGAAAAAGCAGTTATGTCTAAGTTATATAACGCTGCTTTAAACAAAGAAGGTTTTATTGATCCTATAAAGCTAAATTCTTTGATTACAAAGACAAGCAACAATGGTGGTTATAGCGATATTCTTGCTCAATTGCCTGGTCTTAAAACTAGGCTTGATGATGCTGCCAATAGAGCAAATCTTCTTTCTGGTGAACGAGTAGCCATTGATGATGCCGCAAAAGCTGAGAGAGTTCGTTTAGGCGACTCTTTCTTGGCAAACTACGAAACTGGTGGTGTTGATGCAATTACAAGTCGTATGCTTGGCTCTACTGGTAAAGGTTATCAATCAAAATTCTTTAATGATTTAAGCAAACTATCTCCAAATGACCAAACTAACACTACCTTGGCTGTTCAAAACGCTTTGGTTACAAAGATGTTAGACAACAAAGACCCGTTTGCCTATTTGCAAAAGAACAAAGATACGTTTGTCAGATTGTTTGGTAGACAACATTACGATAACTTAGCTTCCTTGGCTGATGTGCAGCGTTTAGCCACAAAGATAAATGTAGATCGTCTTCCTGTAGATCAGGTAGCTATTAAAGAAATGTCTGCATTACAAAGAACGATGGGTGGTGTTGATCCTAAGAAGGTTTCTGCAATCTTAGTAAACCAAATCTCTAGCGTGTTTAACAAGGGTTTCCGCATTGCGGCTGCTATTGGTCAAGAAAACATCGACCAAGCGACTAAAGACGCTCACAGGAAATTGTTTTTGGATAAAGGTGGTTTGGATGGCGTAATTAAAGCATCTACCCGTCTAATAAACAAAAAAGGTCAAGAGGTAGAGTTAACAGACTTTATTAAGCCTGGTGATTTGTCTAATTTGGCAAACTCAATAGGAATGTCTGTTTTACGAACTGGTTATTTGGGCGGTTCTGTTGCGGCTTCACCAAGCGAGGTGATAGCTCCAGAACCTGAGTCTTCTTATCAATATACCCCAATGGTTCAGTAATGAAAGACGGGCTGTTTGCTATCTCAGTAGCAGTCCTCATTCTTTGTTTTGTAATTTTCTGTAGTTATATTATTGTTTGGGCATTTCCGTGATCGCCTTTCTCTTGGCGGCAACCATAGAGTACCGATGTATTAAATGGACTTGGACTGGCGATGTTTACAATCGCAGAGTAGTCTGTCTCAAGTGGGAGAGAAAGAAGTGATCGATCCGATTTCGGCTCTAGCTGGCATACAGTCAGCAATCAGCATGGTCAAGAAGGCGGCTAATGTTGCCAATGACCTAGGCTCACTTGCGCCCATGATTGGTAAGCTATTTGACGCTAAGTCTGTAGCTACAAAAGCAATGCTTCAGGCTAAACAGTCTGGCAAAGGCTCGAACATGGGTACGGCTTTGCAGATTGAGATGGCTTTAGAACAGGCTAGGGCGTTTGAGGAAGAGTTAAAGATGCTCTTCATGCAGACAGGAAAGATTGATGTCTGGAACAAGATTAAAGCCCGACAAGCAGAGATGGACTTGGCAGATGCTAAAGAGATTAGTGCGCTAAAGGCAGAAGCAAAGAAAGCCAAAGAAAAAGAGCAAGAGCAACTTGAGATTGGTCTAGCCATTGGCGGGATATTTTTTGTTCTGTTCTTAGTGTTTGTCGGAGTGAATGAGTTGATGGAATTCTGTGCAACTACTCGTAGATGTGGCAGATGAATGAGTACCAGAAAACCTTTGATTTGTGCCTCAAAATCTTCGTTTACGGGGTAGTGGCTTTGTATTTCTTGGGTTTTCTGAAGTTCCTTCCAGATGATCTGTCAGACAGAATTGTTAATCTTTTACTTGGAAAGGTTGGATTGGGCAAATGAGAATCACTACTTACCAACAGAATGCTCAAATGTTGTCAGAGGCTCACCGAGTGATCCACCAACAGAATATGAAGCGTCTGGCAGAGTTAACCCAACAAGCTCAACAACAACAGAAAGTCCAAGAGATTAAGACTCAATGGGCTAAAGTGGATGTTAAGGTATGAGATATTTATTGCTTCTTTTACTGTTAACTGGTTGTGATGAGAAATATCGGTATTTCTGCCAAAACCCAGACAATTTCCATGCTGAACCTTGCCAGAAACCTAGATGCCAATTCACTCAGACTTGCCCTGAGTATTTAGTAGCACCAATTTTGGAGAAAAAGATTGACGAAGTTAAACCTAACAACTGAAGAGATTGAGGTAAGGATTTGGGGGTTTGTCGTGGTTGCAGTCACGCTTATCCTCATGTTCATCGTTGCTGCTTTGCTCTATTCGGTCACGTTTGTGACTCAGCCAATCAAGAGTATGGCCCCGATTGACCAAGCCTATACCAAGATGCTGAACGACATTGTTCTGCTGATCGTTGGCGGTATCGGTGGAGTGATTGGCAAACGGGCTATGTCTAGTGCCGCTAGAGCGTTTAATCCTCCAACGCAACCAATGTGTCAACCAATGGGCTATCAAGGCTCTCAGGGCGGTTTTAACCCCTCCTATGGGTCTTCCTATGCCTCTCCGCAATCTGCGTATGGTTTGCCCTCTCAACCATTTGGTGCTATGCCTGTTTGGAAGAACCCTGAGTTGGATGAATCTTGGACACCTGGCCCTCCTCCGACTACCCCTCCCGACCACTTAGAAGATGACCAAGAGCGTGAAGAATTAGCACAAGCAAGAAAAGAGGCTGAATAATGTTTCCTATCCCTCTCCCGTGGCTTATTGTGGGTGTTTTGGTATCTCTCTTTGGTACATACCGAGTTGGACACCACTATGGATGGCTAGAGCGTGATAACGACATGAAAATAGCCATTGCTAAAAAGAATGAAGAAGCTCGTCAAATAGAGCAAAACTTGGGTGAGAAACTTAATCAACAATCTGCCAAACTACAGGAAGCCAATGATGCTATCAACAAAAAAACTACTGCTCTTGCTGTTGCCAATCGTGCTGGCAAGTTGCGGCTCAACACCGCAAGTTGTGTACAACCCGCCCAAAATTCCTCCTTTACCTCCTCAAATAGCGAAAAAACAAGAGGTGAATCTTCTGGACAGACTGACGTTGCTTCTGACTCCGAAAGAGCAACCATCGAAGCAATCGCAGAAATAGTTGCTCAAGGAGATCGAAATACTGCCCAACTAAATGCTTGTATTGATGCTTTCAACGAAGCAAGGGATTTAATTAACGGCAAGGGGCAGTAGGGTGATAAATAGGCTTGGCTTGTTTATATGCAAGTTTTGCTTCTTCAATGGTTTTATATGTTCCTAATCGTATTTGTTTCCCATCAATTTCTATTTTTGCATACCAAGTATTTGCATTAGGACTTTTGTAAACGCCAATAAAAGAGTTTTTCCCTTGAGGTTTAAAAAGATTTTGCATATTTTCGGAGCGAGTCACATCTCTTAGATTGCAAATTCTATTGTCTGATTTGTTTCCATTGATATGGTCAATAAAATTTTTAGGAAAATTTCCATGCACATACATCCAAGCAAGTCTATGAGCACCATATTTAACGTTATCAATCCGTATTCTCCAATAGCCTTGCTTATCAAAACCACCTGCTTTTTGCCCAAAAGTTCTTCCAAAAGGCGCTTTTTTCCAAAAAAACAACCCCGTTTCTGGTTGATATTCGAGAATTTCTCTAAGTTGATTACAATCAATATTGCTCATGCTGTTGTCCTCCATAGACAATGGTATGTGAAGTGGGTAACGGGGACTGCAATCCCTGTTACTTGCGATTTTACTAGGAGATCAGTTTATGGTCAATGCTGAACAATTAGCTAAATTGCATATTGGCCCAGAATGGGTTGATGCTTTAAATGCCACATTTGAAAAATTTGACATTTTGAACCCACTTCGGAAGGCGGCATTTATAGGGCAATGCGCTCACGAATCAGGTAATTTTAAACTTCTATCAGAGAATTTGAACTATCGTGCAGAGGCTTTGCAGAAGTTATGGCCTAAAAGGTTTGATGCTGCCAAGGCTCAAGCGTGTGCGAGAAATCCAAAGCTCATTGCTACGACTGTCTACAGCAACCGAATGGGCAACAGGGATGAGGCTTCTGGGGATGCTTGGCGGTTTATTGGCAGAGGATGTATCCAGCTAACTGGCTCGGCTAATTATTTCCATGCAGGGAAGGCTCTAGGAGTTGATCTCATTATGAACCCCGAGTTAGTGGCTACTCCGATGTATGCCGCACTAACTGCGGGATGGTTCTGGGATACGCATAAGCTAAACCAATACGCTGATTCCCGTGATTACAGAACCATGACTAAGAAGATCAATGGTGGTTTTATCGGTCTTGATGACAGAATTAAACACATTAACCATGCGATAGAAGTTCTTACCTAAGAAATCCTAGCAGGGCAATCTCTACCTTGATTGCAAGTGTTTAAACAGGGTGGACACCTTTTCATGTCCCTGACAAAGGAAGCAAAACTCTGTGCTGTGTCACCAAAGGCTTTCATCTTGTCGAACTCCTTGGCAACCTCCTCCAACACTTCGTTTCGGTCTGGTCTATCAATGAATTCATGGTCATTGAGCCATGTTCTGATGATTCCCATTTATCTTACCCTGCGAAGAGGAAACTCTTGAAACTTCTCGGGTGGTGGGGGCAGCATCTTCTCTGAAGGTGGAGTCCATCCATGCTTTCTCCAGATTGCCTGAACGTCTGATCCTGAAGACCATTTAAAGTCTTTGTTTGCCACTGAAGGGTAACTGATCTTTGAATAAGGTGGTTTTTCTATCATTTAATTACTTTCATAACACGTTGAGAGCGTCCCGTACTGGATTTGCGTCTTTCACCAGTATCCTCAATAAACCCCTTGCGAATTAGTGGCGCATATCGTGGGCTTATTGTTTGTATGCCATGACTCGGAAAATGTGTCATTACGTCATCTGCAATGCATCCATTTGGGTACTTTGCAATGACCTCATACACCATTTGCTCTAACTTGGTTGAATCAACCTTTTCAGCAGCATCTTTGCTTGTATCTGGGTCTTCTTTGCGTACCATCTTAAACGCTTCAGTACCAAAGAATCTACCGACTGTCTCATTCATGTTATCAAAAAATGTACTCATTATTAACTCCTGTTGGTTGGGGCTACGACTGCTCGTCTACAAGCTTTCAAAAAGTATAAAACAGCTTTCACCCCGTGGTTATGTTAACTCAAAAGGGCAAATCCGACTCATCAAAACTTGCCTTTTTAGGGGCTTGTTTAGGCTGATATTCTTCTTTAGGAGATACTGCTAACCCCATGAATTTGCCTGACTTTCCCTCTTTAATCCATGCAGATAGCCAGTAATCCTGACCGCCCACAGTAATATTTCCTTTGTAATCAGGGTGTTTCTCTGACTCTTTTTTGTCGTTCTTGAACAAAACGCCTGAGTTATCCTTCTTTTCCATCACATTTCCTTTGCTTTCTTTGCATATTCATTATGCGTATGAAGTTTAACTGCAGCATCACAATATGCTTTGTGTGCATCTTCTGCTTTAGAAAAATAACCTAAATGCTTTACTTTTCCACAAGCAGTTATTTGAGCTGCGAACCTATTTCCTTTTTTAACAACACCTTTATACCCAGTAGTATTGTTTATATAAAATTTTTTGTTTTGTGAGTTTTCTGAAAACTTACAATCCCTTAAATTTTCTATTCTGTTGTCATCTCTTATTCTGTTGATATGGTCTATTGTGTATGTTGGTAATTCTCCGTATATATAAAGCCATGCAAGTCTATGAACTTTAAATGGCTTTCTGTTAATTGATGTTCTCAAATATCCGTCAGTACCCATTGTGTTCAAAATTTGCCCAGCTTTTGCATTGTTTGCTACAGTAACTTTTCTTGTAAAAATTCCTGTATTGCTGTCGTAATCAAATAATGACTTAACAAGTTCCTGCGTAATCATTTATAGCTCCTTCGCCTTTTTCAAAGCTGAACGCACTTTACTGGGAAGCAGAGTCCACAATGCTATTTTTTGTTCGCTATCTAAGTTCTCTCCTTCCAACTTATCCCAAGCTGCCTTGGGGTCACCTTGCTCACACATGGCAATCAATTCCATTGCCATCTCTTGCAAGTACTGTAATTCCTCTGGAGGAATATTATCTTGTGCGCCTTGAGTAGGTGTAATCACTACTGATCTGCCCTCTTCAGGCAAGTCTTCACCCGCAAAAATGTATAGCCCGAGTCCATGTAGTGCCAGGGCTTTGGTCATACAACGCATGATGGCTGTGTTTACCGCAAAAGCATCGGGAGTAGGGATGGCCTTGTTTCTGTAGTCCATCACGGGTAATTGACAAGTCATTGGTTTGCCAAACATGGTAGCGGTAACGAACACCATTGCCGTACCATTTATGTCCATGAAACACTTGTCGCCAAACATCTCTACTTTGTAGGTAGCGGTAGGATCAGCCTTGAGAGCTTCTGCCCATGCCCAAGCCCATGACAGGTAGGTCAGGTTGTTTTTCTTCTCTGTATGAGAATTGACATCTTTTTTAAGTAACGCTTCTATTGACATATTAACTCCTTTGATTTTCGTTTAACTCTTGTTGAATAATCTCTTTTTGTTGTTCAGGAAATAAATCCTTGAACTCGATAAAGTCTGCTTCTTGGCAGCAAACTATTTTATCCCCTTTGATTGTCAGGCAATAGGGGCAGTAGTGTATGTCTGAGAACTCTGACACATAGGTTTGGAATAGTGTTTTCAATGGAAACTTTCATAAGCCATTGTCCACAGAACATCACCCGCCAGATCGGTAAGTTTGTTCAACTCATCTTCTGTCAATGGTGTTCCATCTTCATAGCATCCACTTGAGAAGTAGGCATCAGAGAAGTCTGGAAAGTCTCTGCTATCTACTCCATCTACTTCTAGGTCTACAACCTTTTTTCCATTAAGAATCGGCATATTTACTCCTGTTAAGCGTGGGTTACTGTTTGCCCACACCGATAATGTGCCACACCTTTTTATCTTTTTATACTAGGATAAACCCTAATAGACAAGCATAAAAACAACAGTAGTATTCTGAGTATGAAAACTGAAATACTTGAAAAAAGATGCGCTGAAGCCTTGCTTGGGTACTCTCAAACAATGGCAGATGCTTATACAACCGAACCAGAGGACTTTGATGCGGCTGTAACAGCTTTGCTTGCCAGAACGCTAGAACTCCATCTAAACCGAACAATCAACCTGGAGAACCTTTACAAATGACCCAAGAAGCAGTAATCAGAGCATTACAAAACGGCCCACTTACTTCCTACCAAATAGAGGATTTAACAGGCATACCAAGACTATCTATTGCAGCTTGTTGCACAAAAATGAGCTACAAGAAGAAGCTAAAAATTGGAAAAATTAAGATGGGTCGGTCTTGGGTTTCTCAGTACACATTAGCTCCACACATGATTGAGGCTGAAAAGGTAGAAGAGCCTCGTGATCTGCTAAACCCGTTTGACATCAGAAACGCTAAAGGCATCTTCACTAAGGCTGAATATGCTTCTATGAACTCCCAAGCTGTCAGATTGTTTGGCAGACAACCAACAAACGAAATTACCAACAATCAATTTATTTGATACAATGTTTTGAAACACGGCTAGGTACGAAGTCATGAGCGTACCGAAAAGAGAAGTCTCCCCTCCTGCCGCAGTTTCTTTTAGGGAGAATTGGAACAAGAGACTGCTATGCACTACTATTCATTTCATGTGAGTGACTACATTCACGATACAGCGCATTTATCTTTGTACGAAGATTTAGCGTTTAGGCGTTTACTAGACTTGTACTACACAAGCGAAAAGCCTATCCCAAATAAAACCCATGAGGTTTCCAGACGGATAAGGATGGCAAATCAAATCAATGCCGTTCAAACAGTTCTGGAGGAATTCTTTATGTATGACATAGAGAATGATTGTTGGTTTCACAAAAGATGTGATGAAACTATTTTGGCTTATCAGGCAAAAGCAGAGCGTAATAGGGAGGTTGGAAAGCTTGGTGGTAGACCTAAAGCAAACCCAAACGCTATCCCACAAGAAACCCAAGTGGTTTCCAAAGATAACCCTAACCAAGAACCAATAACCATTAACCATAAACCAATTAAAGAGAACAAGAAAGGCTCACGCCTATCTCAAGATTGGTTTCTCAGTAAATCAATGGGAGATTGGGCTACTCAGGAAAGACCAGACCTAGATGTTCGTCAGGTTGCTGAACAGTTTAAAGATTACTGGATTGCCCAAGCAGGTCAAAAGGGTGTCAAGTTGGATTGGGATGCAACATGGCGTAATTGGGTACGCAACACCAAAGCTGTTAAGCCAAATCCCTATGACGTTGGGAAGACCACAGTTCCTTCAAAGAATGAGCCTAACCTTGCTTTGATAAAGATTGAAGAAGACGCAAAAAAGGCAGCACCTATTCCGCTAGAAGTCTTGGCTAAGATGGCTCAAATCAGGGGCAGAGCATGAGAGTGTTGCCAATAAACAACTTTGAAGTTGAACCTTGGTTGCTTGAAAAACACTATGCCAAGCGTATGCCACAAATAATGTTTTCTTTTGGGCTATACAAGGATGATATTCTTGTTGGCGTAATCACTTATGGCATCCCTGCCTCGCCATCACTTTGCATGGGAATCTGTGGCAAAGAATACTCAGATAAGGTTTTAGAGTTAAATCGAGTCTGTCTGTTGGACAACCACAAAAACGAAGCATCATTCCTTGTTGCGAACTCAATCAAGTTATTGCCAAAACCAATGATTGTTGTTTCTTATGCTGATACCAGTAAGGGTCATGTTGGCTACGTTTATCAAGCCACCAATTTCCTTTACACAGGACTTTCAGCAAATAGAGTTGATTGGACCATCAAAGGGCAAGAACATAAGCATTCAAAAACCATTAGTGATGGTATGACACTTGAGGGAATAAAAGAGCTTCATGGTGATGATTTTTATTACACAGAGCGTTCAAGAAAACATAGATATATTATCTTTCATGGTTCAAAAACTGATAAAAAAGTTTTACGTTCTAAATTGAAATACGAAGTTATGCCATATCCAAAAGGTGACTCTGAAAGATATGACTCTGGAACAACTGTAAAAACACAACAACTTTTATTCGTATGAACTACTTTGAAGCCATGAGACTGCTAGACAGAGTTAAGGAAGGCGTACCTTATCCCGTACGTTTAATCAATCAAGCATTGGAGCTAACTGGTGATCTGGAGCAGACGTAATATTCAAGGCCCAAGCGATAGAGTAATCCTCGAACAGTCTGAAGCTAGAGAACTCTATCGGAATTGGGAAGGCAGTAAAAATCGTGACCTTATCAGGGCGAGACTTGAGAGAGCCGAAAGAATTTATGGTACTGGTGCTAGAGACAGAATCCGAGCTTTTATGAAACAAATGCAAGATGGGACACTACTATGAGCTTCATGGTCAATTTCAAAGTAGACGCTAACCCTGTTGGCAAACAAAGGGCTAGATACGTCAAGAGGGGAAACTTTGTGCAAACTTACACCCCTGACAAAACAAGAAACTACGAGGCTTTACTCAAGGATGCCGCAATCGAGGCAATGGGAAGTTCCGAACCCTTGGAAACCCCTGTGAGCCTATATCTTTACATTCGAGTACCAATCCCTAAGTCATGCACTAAAAAGCGTCTAGAAGCCATTGATAACGGGTCAGAGAAGCCAACAAAGAAGCCTGACGCAAGCAATATCCTAAAAAGCGTAGAAGATGGTATGAACGGGGTTGTTTACCATGACGACTCGCAGATCATAAACATCCATGTAACTAAGGTTTATTCAAGTCTGCCAGGCGTTGATATTTGCGTAAAAGAATGCTTGGACTAAGGGTAAGTCCCAATAGAAAAAGAAACAAACAAGAGTAAATTAAAGGTTTTAACAAGGGTGAATATTATGAATACATGGGAATTTGACACAACAATCGGACAAGGTAGTGAAGTAGTGACAGTTGTCTATGAATACGAAATAGACGAGGACAAATCCACCTATAACGAATCAGTTAAGGAAGTTTGGTTTGAAGGGCGTGATATTGTGGGATGTATGTCACAAGAGGCTTGTGCTGAATTGGAAATGGAAGCTGCAATGCGTTTTCAGCACCATAAACTGAACTACAAAATGGAGGATGTATGACTATAGAAGGCATTATCCGCATGGCAAAACAGGCAGGGTTTGCTGATGAAGAAATTGATACTTGTCAACAGATATTGATTCACTTTGCCAAACTGGTAGCAGAGCATGAACGCAATGAAATAATCGAAATTTTGGATGCTTCAACTGGCTATGTTCACATGGATGCGATCAGGGAAAGAACATGAGCGATAACCCACACAAGGCGGTGCAATTCCTGATTGACACTGCACCCCTTTATTCCAAGGCCAAGGCTACTCGGATGTTTCTAGAGGAATTCAGAAAAAGCCGCAAAGCCCAGCTCATGTCACAAGCGGGAACTGAGGTTTTAGGAAAGCAGGAAACCTATGCCTATGCTCACCCTGACTACATCGAAATACTCGAAGGAATCAGGGAAGCTGTCGAATTAGAAGAGCGTTATCGCTGGCTTATGACGGCTGCACAAACCCGCATCGAGGTATTTAGAACCGAGCAATACAGTGCCAGGCATGAAATAAAAAACACCCAATAATGCAATCAAAGAACAAACCTAAACCGAGCGCAGGGGAAAGGCTGCACATAGCCAAAATTAAACTCATGTCATGCATTATTTGCGACTCACCACCACCGAGCGAATGCCATGAAATAAACCAGGGCCAATGGTTTACATCAATGCCACTATGCGCAGATTGTCATCGGGGAAGCTTAAACGGGATACATGGGCAGCGCAGATTGTGGAACGTCTACAAAATGGACGAATTGTCAGCATTAAATGAAACCATCCGCAGAATATGCGAAGAGATGCCCCTAAAAAGCATTAAAACCCCGTTCTAGGCGTTTTTTATCATCGGTGCATAGTAGGGTAGCACAAACCAAAAAAAAGCCCGTAAAGGCTTAGATTTTAGGCAACAAAAAACCCGCTGATTAGGCGGGTTCTAGGTTTATCGTTTACCTGAGAGTATTCGCAGAATTAGGGCTGCAATGGCATATATCATTCAAACCCCACAAATTCTAAAGCTTCAATTTTGCAAGCTTCAACCTGATCAACCGATAACCCAAAGGCTATTTTTTCGGCTAACTGTGAAGCTTGATCGGCTTTTTTATCGTTTGGCGCTGTTAAGGCTAAGATTAAACACTGGGTTAATGCATCAATTTGTGTCATTTTTAGCCCCTTAAATTTGCTTTAACTTGATAACCCGAGCCATTTTCAGCCCATGCGCAGGGTATGCAATCAATGGCACATCTTTAGCCCAGCAAGCTCTGCAGCCGTTACAGTTACCCCCATGCAAATAAGCTTCGCATAATTTAACCCCATCTCGAGCCTGGAAGGTTGAAACGTCTGGCCCGATAACCGAACCATGCAAACCCTCGATATATTCCCCTTGAATTGAATCACTGGAAAACCTAACCTTAACATTAGGCAGAGCTTCCATTTGTGCGAAAACATGGGAAAATTTAGGGAATTTGTGCATTCTGGTGGGCAGCCAATGGTTAACCCATGGGGTTTGAATCATTACTTCTAGAATTTTCTCAGCCAGCCCGAGAGTGTAAACGTCCCCAGAATCAAACCAGCGAAAATAGCGATCAGAATCAAGCTCTGCCACCATATCAGACACCCAATCTAAGCGCTGCCAATCTTCCCGATTAGACAATCTGGGCGCTTTCACATTGGGGTAATTGTAATTTCCCGTAGTGGCATAACAGCCCTTACATGCATCAACCAATTCACCTGGCGCAGCCCATGAGCCTGGGCATGTATCAAGGGCTTGCAAGCTCCATGATCTAGCATTTAATTTTGACGTTTGAGAGATTTTGATCATTATTGACACCTATTAAAAAAAGATTGATTTAAGATTCTAGAAGTATTTTCTTAAGAAAAGGGATTGCATAACCAGTCAAATTAGACAATTCTTTCAATGTCATATTGGGGTTATTGTCATATATCCGCTTGATTTCATCGTATGACAAACCATTGATCGAGCGCTTTAGAGTGTATGACATGTTATTCCCCTTCCACAAATAAACGCTCTTCAAATATCGCAGGGTATTCGGTGCGAACATATTCTGCAGCTTCTACCATCGCTAGATCGATATCGTCGCTAAGATCGAGCATGTATTCCCCTTGATCTAATAAGCGGATAGAACCATCGGTTAAAAGCTCAACAACAACAAAACCATCGCCATCGCAGCAATAAGAGCCAATAGTGGGGATTTCATCGTAATTTGAGCCAGGGTAAAAATCCCACCTATCAAACTCTTTTGAGACAAAAAATTCTGAGGGTTTGCTGGCTGGGTGGGTTGAACCCAAAACATAGCAGCGCCCATTTGTATGCTCTTCAACCCGTTCACCTGTTACGATGTTTACATACATATACAGGGTATTTGTAAAATGATGGGGTTTTTGAACCCAGGTAATTGTTTTCATGTTGACACCTATAAAAAGAAAATTATTTAACCAAAACATCGAAGTAATGCAAAGCCCCAATGCAAAGAATCAGGCCAATTGCAATTGCAGCTAGATAGTCTAAAAACCCGTTTTCCATGATCAAACCTTTCCATCTGTTTTTGTAGTCAATTTAAAGGCTATAGAAGCCCTCTCAGAGCGTGAAAACGATTGACGTAATGCCAGCCAGTCAGTCAGTCGCATTGTGTTCGCCACGAAGTCGCAAATTGTCAGTGTAGGTATGTTGCCCGTGCATTGTGCATAGTGCATCGTATAGCGCAGGCCATTGTCACGAATTGATCTGCGAATCGTTTTGTATGTTGTTTTATCCATATTGAAACCTATTAAGAGTTGATAAGAGAGAGAGTAAAAATCTACCCTCTCACTATATAAGCATAAAAGAATCGTGCCAACTCTCATAAGCTGTTGATTCTATTGACCCCTCCAAAACCCTATAAGTATTTACCCCTAGAACTATTGTGTGCAATAATTAAATAAATCAATTTTTTGGAATAAAAATGGCTGGTAGATATCCGCAGATTGACACAATCCAATTCCGCAGGAAATTAGACAGCCCGAAGCGCAACATCTTATTGGCTGCGGGAAAGGGGAACATAACGAAGGGGTTTGAAAACATCCTAGCGATCTACCAGCATCTTCATTCCATCGGGTATAGGGTAGATAGCCCCCTGGAGCAAATCGCATTGGTTACGATTGAATCTGCGGGTAAACAGACAGCCCCAACTTAGATGAACTAGTAAGGAATGACACAAGGGAAGGATAAGACAAGGTAATGCGAATAGTTCTCAATAAGATTCAAGTACATGGAAAATGGTGCTTCGCTTCTATACGCTCTTCTAAACCTAAATGAGAATCATTCGCATCTGTGGCCATTAAGGGTAAACCCTATAAGGGTAAACGAGTAGGTAGAAACCCTTAGGTAGAAACCCTAGGTGGTGAGATGTATGGGGGGGGAGGGGGTAGGTTGGGTTGGTAGATATTTGTGTACCCGCCTATCCTCAGAAAAAGCTAAATTCAACTCCAAGGAGAACTAATGGAACAATTGAAAA